ATTTAGCTTCTTTGCGCTGATTAAATGTACGCTCAATCAATATCGGTATAAATCCATGTATATCTTTAGTAAAAGTAGACCCATTGCAGGCAAGACAAGAATTAAGAGACTCTGCTTCTGCAATCAGGTCCGGAATGTCTTTGCGCTTGCTCCTAAGAAAATCGTCAGCATTCAAAGAAAGATCTTTCTTTGTGCATGTTTCTGGAGAAATATTCCATTGCATAATAATCGAAGGATAGAGGCTGGTTGCATCAAAGCTTACTACATTCTTATAAAATCCTGGAGTAACTTCTTTGACATATGCCCCTACAAATTGTTCATCCTTTGCGTAGCTGCGTTTTAGCGGTGGAATGATATTCTTGTGTGCTAGATAATCACAACAAATGGTTTCCCAAATGCGGGTAGCAAAGAATACAGTATCATATGTAATCTTTGCTTCATAAGCGATTGATACGGCCAAATCGATTAGTTTGAGCTTATCGTCAAGTCGTTCAACCAGGATAGCATCTTGGACGTTATATTCCGCAAATTTTTGAAAGTTTTGGCGATAAAACTCCCTAAGTGACCCATACTCGCTGTAATCCAGTTTTTGTGCATCTAGTTCCACCTTTGCAATGTTTTGCAGAGCGTAACTTTCCTGACTTGTACCAGAAAACTTCTTGTATAGATCCATGTAATCCAATATCGTGTACCCAGGAAATTCATAAAGCTTGAACTTCCGCCCACCAATATCAGTCTCACGGATTTTCATCAACCCAAAAGGCATCCATTTTTGAATTTCAGCCTCTTCAAAATAAAGTAGTGCTCTACCAATTATGTAGGGAATATCAAACAACTTGACATTCCAGCCAGTAATAACATCCACATCTTCTTTTGCAAGTATGTCAAAGGTCTTTTTGAGCAGTTCTTTCTCATTTGAGACCATATGAACTTTGCAATCTGGTAGAGTTACCGGTGTAAAGGTAATAACATGAGTCACGCCTGAAATGCGTATACTCATAAGATTTACACGCTCGTTGGGGGACTCTAGATCTGGAAACCCATTTTCTGTTTCACACTCCAAGTCAAGATATGCTATCTTGATCTTGGAAAGATCGTAATCCACCTCATTCTCATAAGTCTCCATGAGATATTGAGTGATAAAATCAGTGTTTCCATAAATCGGGCAATCATCTAGGTCTCTGTATTGATCCAAAAATTGACGACAATCGTAAAGAGTGTCAAAAATCATTCTCTTGACCTTGACACCACCTAGGGTTTTATACTTGGATTCCTTGTCGCTCTTAATAAATAAAGATGGCTTAAATGCAACGGATTCCGTAAAACGTTCACCATTTTTATAGCCACGAACAAGAATCTTGTTCCCTTTAAGAGCACAGGCAGTATAAAATTTCATTTATTGTTCTTAGAGTCTTTGTCCTTAAGAAGACCTGCAAGTATAACACTATAGTTAATTATGTCAACAATAGCATCGTAAACGCTCTCATTTGAGAGAGAAAGTTTGCCTTGATTGAGGTAGGTGGAAATTCTAGACATTTTATCTGTCATTCGGATAAGAACACCCAATTCAGCCGTGGCAAAACCCAAATATTCGGCTCTGCGAAAGTTCATGAATGGATCTGAACCAGAAGCATAGTCATTGTTCTTCTTTTTCATCAATTCTAAGGCTTCTTTGGACATAGTTTCGTGTAATTTAAATAGATCTTCTCTGGTAGTCATAGGTCATAACTATACCATCAATTGGGGTCTCGTCAAGTATAAATATTAAGACACGGAGTTTTAAATGGATTTAACTAAAGTTTTTGAAGTTTCAGCATATTCAGTAGCCGGTATTATTGGTTTAGGTTACGGAATTAAAAAATTCTGGCAATCCAAAAGTAAAACCGATAATTTTATTGCAATCCATACCGAAATTCATGAGTTGCTTACTGAACTTAGATTGTCTACAAAAAGTATGCGTGCTACTATTTTATCATTTCATAATGGGGAGTATTATGCAAATGGTGTATCAATGAGAAAATTTTCTATTTCGCACGAATCTATCCACAAAGGGTACACAACACAAGTCTATAAATTAAAAAACATATTATGTTCTCTGTGCATTCCACTTTTAAATCATGTTTTACAAGACAAAGCTAATATCCATTCTACTGAAAAATACGGTGAAGGATATTTTAGAGAATTTTTAGAAGATGAAAATATTTCACATTATGCTTGTATGTTAATAAAAGATAAAGGAGTCAATGTTGGTTTTATATTACTCCAATGGCATAAAGATTTTGCTCCAACAATAAACAATTATGATCATTTTGATGCATTATTTACAAATTTTAGAGATTCAATACAACTTCAATTGTCATACCAACAAAAAACATAAATAATATTGTCCTTCGCGGAACGCCAATTCCCAAGGACTTTACTTGAAAATAAATTTTATGGTGAAATGTCATGGGAAAATTATGGAGCACTTTGGTGTATAGACCATATAATCCCTTTAGCATCAGCCAAGACACAAGAAGAAGTCGAACATTTAAATCACTATACAAATTTACAACCTCTTTTAAATGAGGACAATTTAAAAAAGGGCAAAAAACTAATATAAATATTATAGGAGTTAAATATGCCTACAGAATTAATATCTTTACTTGGCGGAGGAATCACAGGATTCTTGTTCCGGTACTGGGCCCAAAAAGCTCAAGATCAAAAAGAGCTATTTAAAATGGCTCTAGAAACGAATAAACAAACTACAGACAACCAAGATAAAGCTGCCCAAAGAGTTCCTTTAGACGTTGGTAAGGGCGTAAGACAATTGATTGTTCTTGCTTGTTTGTTTGCCGTTGTTGCGGCTCCATTTGTTCTTCCATTCTTTGGAATTTCAACTTTTGCTGAATTCACTCAAAAACAACCTGAAAGCTTCTTTGGATTAATTCCAGAAACAACCCGTAAGTATTTTGTAGAAATTCCAGGATACTTGTTTGCCGAGGAAAACAGACAAGTATTGTTGGCTGTCGTAGGATTTTATTTTGGCACAGCAGCTGGAGGTAATAAATCATGAAATATTTTCTACCACTACTTTTTCTAGCCTCTTGCACAAACCCAGAAATTGTATCTCCATTAGATAAACATGGAGATCCTATTCATAGTGTATTAAAAGAACCATTCTTTGGCTCACCTAGCCAACCCTCAGAATGGAGTTTTTGGTATCTGATTCTTGTTGCCATTGTTTTAGGATATGCTTGGAAAGAATTTAAATCAATAAAATTTCCTAAATCAAAAAACGATAAATAATTAAAAGGAATAATATGGGTGTAGGAAAATCAATGAAAACTTTTATATCTTCCATGACCGAACAAGTCGGCATGGGGGTATATGGATCTAAAATCAAATCAACTCCACTTGGTCCATTTCGTTGGAATGATACAATACAACTCTGGGAAAACGTAAACAATGGAATGCTAATGAATAACGTTTCATTCCAAGATATGTTTATAATGGGTTATGAAACTAATAGTGGTGATAATGGAACTTCTTTGGATAATGGTGGAGGAGGAAATTTAACTGGTCTTTGGGGAAATTTAACTAGCCTTTTTAATTTAGACAATACCAATACAACATCTGTTTACTATTCTAATGATGCCGGAACAGCAATAACTAATGCTAATAACGCCAAATATGTTACATTTTCTTCAAATATTACATTAAATTATCAATTTAACTATAATTCTCCAACAGGACCTACTTTTGCTGCTCTTAGATATGCTAAAATATTTGCTGCTGGAAACACATTACAAGGTGGAGTACCGGCACCAGGTGTAACAGTAGGATTAAATGATCAAATAGGATTTGGAGTAAGATTTACTGCAACTGGTTGGACTCTAGGCAATTCGGGTTATGTATGGATAAGAGATACTACAAATGGAATTACTTTATATGGTATACCATTTGAGTTTACTGCAAACAACCCAGAGCCGCCTGAAGAGCCTTAATTTTACTTTCCAGTACTTCCGAACCCACCAACCCGATCAGATTTCTGGTCGGGTTTTTGGTATACTTCCAACAATCTCGGTTGCTCATACTTAACCAACTCTGCCTGAGCAATTCTATCCCGATTATAGATACGAATGGCCTCGGAGACATTGGTATTCCACATAATCAACTTGGTTTCAAGAGTGTAATCTTCATCAACTACACCCTCGCAGTTCGCCAAGATAAGCCCATACTTAAGAGCCATTCCAGACCTTGGATGCAACCGAAGAGAATGCCCATTTGGGATGTTAAAGGTCAATCCTGTGCGGATTAGAGCCCTTTCTCCGGGCATTAGAGTGATATAGGCACCCTTTTCTTGATCAAAGAGTGGTTCAACGTCCACTGCTTCCTTACCAGAGTAAACTTTAATCTTTTCTTTTTCTGGAATGTATGCAGCAAGATCAAAACATGCGGCCATACGAGTTTGAAAATTTGGGTCAACTACATCCGAAGAGTCTTTGTGATATTCTAGAAACATATTTACATTATATCATATTTCTTCCGATTGTCCACCCTGTTGTTCAATAAATCTAGGAGTTCCATTTTCATTATACAAAGCACCAATAGAACACCACTCACCGTCTTGGAGTTGTACTATGTTTTTACCAACAAAGATATCTCCTTGACCATCCCAAATTACGATATTTTCTACTAAATTATTTGCGTCAATTAAAGCCCATCTCATAATTTTCTCCTTTTATTTATAACAAAATATTGCGACATATCCATTTCCACCAACACCACCCCCACCGGAATTGAATCCTACAGATCCTCCCCCACCACCACCCCCACCGCCTCTCCATCCGTTCCCACCATTAGTAGCGTTTTGTGAGCTTCCTCCTCCACCACCAGCACCGCCAATTCCACCAGTGTATTTGCCAAAAATAAAAATACCAGTTCCATCTAAATCTGTAGATTGTGCTGAATTTGCAGAATTTCCAGTTCTTAAAGTTTCTCCTAAAGCATAATTTGTATTACAAATAACAAGATTGGCATTTGTTGACAAAACAATATTACGACCCGGATTAGCAGAGGTGCCACTGTTATTTGCCAATCCACCTTGGGCCCCACCTTTATCAAAAAAAGAGGATATTGATGTGTTTATATTAGGGCCAACAGTGGCAACAAAAGTCGAAATAAATCCATTAAACATTGGTGTGCGACCAGCTCCATTAGTAGCAGGGAATAACCCTCCGCCGGCGCCGCCGCCAGCGCCGCCGGGAGCATATAATAAAAATCCAACTTTACCAGATAGTGTTAATGTAGTTGCACCCCCACCACTACCAGCTTGTCCAGTGCTATCTGTTGTTCTTGGGGCTCCTCCACCTCCACCAGCGCCTATTGCTATTTCTAAAACTTTACCATCCAATTGTTCTATTAAATAATTATGAATTATTATTGATGCTGCTCCACCGGCTCCACCACCATAAGCTGCGAAAGAACCAACGCCTCTTCTTCCAGAACCACCCCCACCACCGGCACCAATAACAATAACTTGTATTAGTTTAGTTCCATCTGGAATTGAATAAGATCCACTAACATCAAATTCTTTGATATCAATTAAGTTAGGATCATTAATATTTGGAAAAGCAAAAATTCCTTGATTCATAATTTATCCGTATGCAATAAGAACAACATATCCATTTCCTCCAGCACCACCTGCACCGCCAGTAAAACCATTTATAGAACTTCCACCACCACCACCTCCGCCACCTCTATATCCATTTTGCCCGTTTCCTCCAGCAGTAGATGATCCGCCGCCGCCACCCACACCACCGAGTCCAGGAGAATACATTCCACCTATAGTTCTTCCAAATGAACTATCTCCACCAGCCGGAGTATTGGGTTGTCCTCCCTGTAATACAACATTTCCTCCCACATATCTTGGACTATAGTAAGAAGTATATGCACTACCAGCACTTATTCCACCACCACTGCTTGCTGTGTTTGTAAAATTTAAACCACCGCCACCAGCACCACCATTTGAAAAATAATTCCATAAACCTGGTGTAGTTGCTGGATTGTTTGTTGTGCCGGGTCCTTCTGGTGCTGTGGGGGAACCATCACCACCCTTTCCGCTTGTAAGACCATTACCAAACCAAAAATTATTATTAGCCGCTCCACCCACACCATCTGTACCTGAAGTTAAACCACCACCAGTACCTCCTGCACCACCGGGAACATTCATAAAAGTTCCAAGTGAACCACTAATTATTATTGTCGTAGTTCCGCCGGGACTTCCGTTATCACCTTTTGTAGAGTTTGTTGTTTGTCCTGCTCCTCCACCGCCGCCAGCAGCAATAGTTACATTTAAAATTGTTCCGGGTGGTGCTATAAAATCAATTGGAAAATCATCGCAAATCATTCTTCCGGGTGCCCCACCTCCACCACCTCTATTTGTAGATCCTGAAGCAAAACGACCTCCTGCTCCACCACCACCTCCACCACCAATTGACAATACATAAAGTCTTTTGGCAAAAGTTGGAATTACAAAAGTTCCACTAACATCAAATTCTTTTACCAAGATTTTGGTGTTGTCTAACGTATTATTTGAAAATCCAAAAAATCCTTGATTCATAATTTATCCATATGCAATAATTACGCAATAACCATTTCCGCCTGCACCACCATTTCCAGTAGTAATTCCATTATTTGCTCCACCGCCACCGCCACCACCACCACCTCTCCATCCATTTGTTCCATTATTTGCGCTAGTGGCAGATCCACCTCCACCACCCATACCACCAAGACCTGGTGTATATCGCCCAGCAACAGTTAGTTGTTCTGATAATTGTGATGTTGCAGTATTTGTTGCCCCACCCGATTTTATAGTTCCACCTCTAGCATAGTTTCCATCTGTTATTGCTGGTACTGTAGTTGATGATGAAGATGCAATACCAATACCGGCGGCTGCTGTGGTGTTATTAACACCACCACCACCTTGGCCACCGGTTGAAGTAAATCTATTTATTGTTGAATTACCAGTAAGACTTACAATACCATTTGTTCCGCTAGTTAAGTTTACTGTCGATGATGATGGATATGGCGCTCCATTAAACATTACTGGTTGTCCTGTTCCGGCATTTCCAGTACTATTAGATCCTCCGCTTCCAGCATTTCCTCCAGAGGAATACATCATAAATCCTGGCATACCTGTTGGAGATATAGTAGAAGCGCCTCCGGGGGTTCCTCCACTACCATTTGTTGAATCGGCAGTTGCACCAGCACCACCGCCTCCACCAGCACCAAGAACAATATTTAAAATTCTACCGGGTGTCGCTGAACTTTGACCAGCATTTGCTACACCATTTCCTTCGGGTGAACCACCAATTGATTCTACAAAAAAGTATCCAAGGTTTATTGTTCCCCCTGCTCCACCGCCACCACCATAAGATGAATTTCCTGCGCCGGTTATGTTTCGTCTACCACCACCGCCACCTCCCCCACCACCAATTAACATAATTGATATGCGTTTTGCACCATTTGGAATTGCATAACTTCCACTGGTATCAAACTCTTTTACTTCAATTACCGTTGAGCCATAATTTTGATTTTGAAACCCAAATATACCATTATTCATAAAGTACCAGATTCACAAATAACATTAAAAGTTTCAGCGTTATTTGTTGATGCGTAAAGAATATTTCCCGTACCACCGGGTAAAATCATTCCAACTAATTCGGCCACTTCAGTTCTCCATGCGGCCACCGTTGTGCTTGGTGTTACGGCAGGAACTATTTTTTCACAAACCATTCTTATTGATGATCCATTGTCGTTTGATATAAAAAAACGAACAACTCCCGCTGTAGTAGTACCAGTAGACTGCACAACTACTCTAAAAATTCTTTTACCAACTCCATTTCCTGCACTTGTGTTCGGACCAGTGCATACAGTACCGAGTGTGCCAGTGCCATCTCTATTTGTATTTGCTGTAGATATTTGGACATATTCTAAAATTGGTTGTGCTGTAAATTGTGCTGATGTAGCCATAATATTCTCCTTGTATATTTATTAGACAATTCCCATGTTGAAAAGCATAAAATCAATTGCTGGAAGTACAACATCTCCAGTACCCCCGTCAATACTCAATACTCCAGTATTCGAAACCGTCAGAGTGTTTCCAGCGACAGATAGACCGATTCCAGAACCATTTGTAAGTCCGACAGTACCAGTAAGTCCATTTAGGGTATTTACAACAGGTGTGGTGCTATATACATCCCACGCAGTTCCGTTCCACTGCCAAGAACGACCACCAAAGGTGTAAATTTCGTTTAGTGATGGGGATGGAGGAAAATCTAATGGCATGTCTTAATACTTATATGATTTCGAACCATGAAAGATCTGTATAACCTTGTGTGCCATTTTCCGTAGGAACCAGTACGAGAACAAATGTATCGCTTACTCCCAGTTGTGTTCTTCCTATTTGAAAATTAAAATCATTTATGCTAGATACATCCAAGGTTCCGCTGCTACTTATATATCCACCGATAATATCAGTTCCACCAGTAACTCCCGTAGCCGTAACATTATATTGAACATTTCCATTGAAATGTGTTGCCCACGTGTTTCCCGTTAAAGTTGGATTTAATAAAATTCTGTATTGCACTACTAATGGTTTGTTGTTTGTATCCGGCTCTATTGCCACACTAATATTTGACGGCACAATAATACTATCCAATCTATCGGGGGCCATTCTTATTGCAATCAGTGGATATTGAGTTCCCGCTGTTGTTAAAGTATGGGGTGTAGTTCCACTGTGGGTTACGTTGTATCTTCTGCTGAAACCCTCATATCCACCCTCAGACAATATCGTTGAGCAAATTTGTCTCATGGTACTGCTGCCTGTTTGTCCAGCAGTATTTTCAATCTCGTACCGCAAAGGCAAACATGCAGTTGACATATAGGTTGTTGAATTTTTATTTGTATTATAAAATGTGTGTGCCACAACAGGTTTACCATCTATAAAGAATCCAGTGCGGACATCACCCACACCCAACCATTCAACGTCTAGCCAAAAAATATTTCCTTTTGTCACATCTATCGTAACACCAGAATCACCAGTTCCATCAAATTTATCACCATTCCAATTTGATTGTGTTACCGTTTGTGTGGTTCCGAGTGAAGCGGATGTCAAGCAAACTGACAGCGTCAATCCATCTTGTTGTAGGTATACTCCATTATATGGCGTTCCAGCTGTAACACCGCCCGTTATTCCAAAATAACCAACCCTTTGACGCAATCCACTTTTTGGTTGGGCCATTGCAAACGAATCAACAATAGTCAAAGATTTTCCAGGTTGGTATGGAAACACTCTTTTAGTTTCCACATACATTTTAGAGCCGTTTGTAGTCCCTGCGATTAAAGATACAGTACTTTCTGTTGAGTTAAAAGAATATGTTCCACCACTGAGTCCAACATAATCCCATTTATCACTAAGTGCATATCTTTGCTGACTATCGAATAAAGTAAATGGATTGCTAACTTTTAGTCGATTAAAAGCATCTATAACATTTCCTTTGAATCCCACGAGATCGTTAAATAGGTATGACATTATATTATTCTCCATCCATTTCTGTAAATGAAATGTAATCCGGCGTTGTCTATATTAATTATTGCTGAACTTTGATTGTCTATCGTATGTGCTGCAGTGGCTCCGACAATCGTGATTTGGCGATTGACTCCGTTTCCTGCATTTCCAGATTCATCCTTGACTACAATTTCTCTTCCAGTCTCTGGTGCGACTGGTAATGTGACTGTAACTTGACCAGCATAACTTACTCCAATGTAATAATCAGATGGCAATGCTGCATATGTTGCACCAGTTATTCCAGTAGTTGCAAGAACAGAAATTGAAGTTGTACTAGAACCTCCGGTATTTGTTGGTTGAATCCACTGATTACTATTACCATCATTAATATAAACATATTCAATACCAGTATCGGAAGCCATCCAGCGGAACCCCATTGTGATTCCGGGGCCTGTTGGTGCAGTTAATTGATAATAATAAGTTCCTCCAGCACCAGCGGGGCCAGCTGGTCCAGTAGCACCAGTGTTTCCTTGAGGACCTGTGGCTCCAGTGGCTCCTGTTGCTCCTGTATTTCCTTGAGGTCCAATCGATCCACCGCCTCCTTGTTTATCCCACGCAACACCATTGTATTCCCATGTAATGGAATTATAGGAATATGTTTGCCCTGAAGATGGATTTGATGGAAAATCTAATGGCATTACTTAATATCTATCAGATATCAGTAGAGCCAAAAAATTCTCCATCTGGAATTGATTTAATATAAAGATAAGCATTTTTTACCTGATTTATATCTTGTGGATCAATTGCAGACGGAACAAAATATGTCTCAAAATTTCCTTCTGAAACATCAAAAGACCTATAATCCAAATGCCGTCTATTTTCAAGTCTTGCTTGTTCGGAGATGTATCCAAACATTTTGATGGTTCCTGTTTTGGTTATGTAATCCAAATTTGTTTGTACAATCTTCCAATACTGCGAATAGGTTCCTGTTGGGTGCTGTATGATTTGCTGTAGTGCCATAATTTTTTCCTTTTAAGTTGATTCCAATACCGATACGATAATGTCCAATCCTGCTGTTGCTCCCTGTGTGGCTTTCAGGCTGTCTCCTGTCGTGAGAGGAATGGGAGTATCCAATGCCTGATAGGTGGACTGAATGGGAACCGCAGCACCACGCACAATGTAATATCCTGTTGCACCCTTGAAGAGTTGCACAGACACGGAATTGGCTACAGTTGTATTGCTGTTGGCAATGTGAATGCCGTTCACGATTGCGGTTCCTGTGATTCCCGCATAGATCGTAGTGGCTGCTGTTGAGCCTGTGATGGATGTGGTGTAATTAGTGTAGATGTCTGGCATTAGATTTTCCTGTAATATTTATGCTTGCGGTGCTGCGTTTAGATACGGATGACCAACAGGAAGACTTGCTTGCAGTCCCCATTTCCATGCAAGATATCCTTCAATGAGTTGTCGGGTTGTAGTATTTGTAGATTGCACCATTATGACCTCTGCAATTACTATGTTGGATGCTCTACTGACAGTATATTGTCTTGCTAATGAATAACCAACATTGGTGTTGTCTGGTGTTGCAATAGTGTTAGTGGTGCTTTCCAAGGTTCCGTTTCTCCACACACCCCATCCCGTGGTATTGCTTTGAAATGCCATTATGTTACCAACATTATTGGAATATGCAGTTCCGCTACTCAAATCATAACTTGCTGATGCAGCCCCACCAAAATATGGATAGCAAGCACCAAAATTGTTACTG